CCCCCTACTTATCCACAATGGATATGTGATGCATGCGGTCAAAACTTTGGTACCTGGTACACAAAAGGTACTTACGTTGGTCCACCACATCACTACGCTACCTACCACGAAGGATCGTGTGATTTATGTAAACAAGAAAAAGTCCCTGTTACTGAGCCCAGGGACTACGGTCATCTCCATGCCAAGTGGAAAGAGAAATATTATTCCTAATCATTAATCTTTGGTAGGCAAATCAAAAGGTTCATTGGATTTGTTCCAGAACTTTTGATTTGCCTCCAGCAATGCTTCTGTTACTTCTTGCTTAAAAGAACCACGGGGGACAAAGATATCATCCATATCAACTTTGTATTCAGGATGCTTTTGTTCAAATTCAACTTCTGTAGCATACAACAGGGATTGCACAATATCGTTGATCACTTCAAGTGTTTTTCCTTGGATATTTTCCCAGGTGTATCCAGGGAACAGATCATCTTTCACACGATCAAGCAACGCTTTCTTGCAATGCCATCGTGCATCAAACATGCTGGTGAATGATTCCCAATCTTCTTGAGTTTTAAAATTAGGAATACTCATCTTACCCAAGAAACAAAAAATTAATTTGGTGTCCGGTAGCTGGTCCTCACGCGGTGCCAACCTTGCCGCAGCCGGACGCTACGGACGCTTGCGATCTCTCGAAAAAGATTGCTCGCGCATACTAGCGGATTATGTGGCGGTGATGGCTTGAAGAGTTGCGTCAGGGAGGCGTTCCGGGAAGTAGGTTAGGCGGGAGATGGTGCCGTTCAAGTAGTCTAAATTAGATCTAGATCCAAGTTCAAGCTCTGAGCAATTTGGTAAATTCGCAGTGCCAGCAGTTGCAACGATAGTCCCGCTATTCGCAACACTTGTAGAGCTGCCACTAAAGGCAAAAGCTTCTTTAAGAGCAGAAGAATAAAAAAGATAAAACTGTTGTGTGGCATTGAAGCAATACGCTTGCCCATCTCTTAACTGTATCCTATTGCCTGTACCAGTTTCGATTGCTTGGATTCTTGCAGGTAAACCGAGTCCTTGGCTGCCTAGGTTGGTGAAAAATGTGCCCTCACTCTGGTTATACCAACTACTAAAATTACTTCCACTAATAGTCGCCATATCCGCCGACCGTGTTAATGCGGTGCCGGTGGTTGGGATGTAGGAGGTTGGGAAGGCTCCTGTTTCTAGTTGGGCGCCCCATAGAAGAACGCCTGATGTATTGTCTCCAGTATATTGATCTGAACCATTTTCATCAACTAATCTAATTAAAGCTAACGCAGAAGAAGTTGCAACTGGCGTAAAAGTTAAAACACATCTCCACCAGCCATTTGGAAGCTCTTCAGTTAAAGCAGTAGCAAACAGTTCTCCACTTGTTGCTCCTGTTAAAAGATCAAAAAAAGCAGTTCTTGAGGAAGCTCCATCAAAAAGCACCATCCTAATTTGAGTGCGCCCAGAAGCTTTTGCAAATACGCTAAAAGAGTGAGGAGTGTTTGAGACTGCAACAGTTTTAAATGTTTGATGGGTTCCAGTTGTAAGATTTTCAGTAATTTTGTCTGCAGTCAAAGTACCATCTGGCGCATTCAAAACATTTAAAGATGGAACGGCGCCTGTAAAACCCCAATTTGCAAGGCTAAACTCTTGACTATAAGGGAACAGGTTTGTTCTACTCTCCTCAATCAACAACCCAAGGCTCTCACCAGTGGTTGGGTTGTGGTCGAAGCGTGGTGTGTCAGCACTTGATAGTTGAATAATTCCGTTCTCATCTACATAGGTACCAGGACTTTGGTTAGTACCTACAGGACGGCTGAACGTAATCAAGTTCTGACCCGTCATATAATCATTTAAATTCTTCTGTGATGCAAAGCGCAGGTCCAGGCTCGGTACCACGCCCTTAGCATCTGAATACAGCTTGTTGTCGCCTTTGGCGGTGTTGGTTGTTTTCCAAGTCATTAGATTGCAGCTCCAATGGCTGTGATAAGTGTAGATACACGAGCATCGAGAAGCTCTAGCCCGGAGCTAACCAGATCGTTGGGTAGGGTTTCACCAATTGAATAAAAAGCAATCCGGTCAGATGAAACATTCGAGGGGCCGGGCCTAGCAAAAATTAGGATGTTATTGCTTGTTGGGGTCTGGGATGTGTAGATAACATCAGAGCTAGTTTGATTGTGTCTAAAAACAAAAAGATTTGAAACGCTCCTGTCAACTGCAACAAAGGAGTTATCCGCAGTCAAACCGTTAACAATTCCACCAGATCCACCGCAGTTTGCCCTAGGTATTACCCTAGGAGTAGCTGGCGCAATGAGGACTGATGTACCACCAGAAGTACCTAAACTATCTGAGCCAAATACCATGCGACTATTAACTGGGTCCGCTTCTGTGATATAAACTGAGACGTGTTTGCTGTTTTGCGGATCAGCGTTGTTGGCCCGATTGGTGTCTAAATACTTTGTGCTCCCATTGCCAAGCAGGCCAGTTCTTCTGTTGTAATCTGATGCAGTAAACGGGCCATTATTAGTAGGAGCACTGCCTTTCAACGGCACCAGTGCACCACTCAGAGTTCTAGCACCTGCAAGGATACAAGATGCTTTAATAGCATCCCAGATGCCATCAGCTTTGCAGCCCAAAATAAAATCTGAGTACGCAACCTTTACTTCTTCTTCAAGACCTTGATTATCTGCTGTTTCAACCGCAGCAATGTATGCAGCAACATCAGGGTCAGCAGGACCGTGGATATAGTCCTTTGCAAGAACCACTTTGCCGGGGAGGCCGGCAAAGTCACCTTTCCAAACAAGGCTCATTACGCTGCTCCATTCACTTCAGGAAACGGGCGGTCATACTTCACGATCTCTGCAGGACGATCAGGAGCAAGTAAATTGCGTTGTACCAAGAGAGCCAAGGCATCAGTCACGCGCTGGTCATCAAGAGCGACGCGCTCGGCTGCAGTGAGTTCGTCAATCAGAGCTTTAATCTCAGCAGCATCAGCATTTTGCTTTTCGGCTGCTTCAATCTCGGCTTCGTTATCAGGCGTGCAAGCTGCCTTGTAAGCGGCAACTGCTGCTTCGTACTCGGCAATATCCTCAGGCGTAGGATCCGGGATTGCGGCGAACTTGGCAACCGCGTCGTCGTATGCCTGCTGTTCTGCTGCAGTAGGAATGCCGCCGATCGGATCAGGCACCACGGTGGTGTCTTCTGATGCGGCCAGGATGTTGGCGTATTCAGTTGGTGTGAAGCGTGCGAAGAAACCAGCGCTGGTCACAATGCCGTAGCTGTTGGCGTCGGCGTAGCGTTTGCCGTCTTGCGTGAGGAGCCAAGTGGCGTAATCCTCGGGCGAAAGCTTGGCGCTATTGGCGGCAAAGATTAGGCCGTCAATGGTGCGGGTGTCGGTGATCGTAACGGTGAGAGTGTCCATTTTTTTAAAAATTACTTACCAATAACTGTCCAAGCAGTACCATTGTACCAACAAAGATAAGGGGTTGCTCCTGAGCCGCTATTGACAACAGTATCTCCCCAAGCTAAAGAAGCATCCCCATCGCTAACTCGTGCAAGCTGCCCCACTCCAACACCTGCAGGTAAATTGCCAACAGTTGTTTCAATAGAAACAGCAATAATACTTGTGCCGCCTGACTGTAAATCTAAAAGCTTACTATCAGCTGCGCTATTTGTATCTGTAACATTTACTTTTAAACCAGTAAATACCGTAGTTGAACTATTCCATGTAAGTTCAGTGTTTAAATTTGCACTGCCAGCTAATGCTCCAGAGTTGTTGTACTGGATGTTGCCGGTTGCGCCAGCAACAAGACCAACAGTACCAGTTTGATCCGGGAAGCTGATCGTGCGGTTGGCGGTTGGAGTGACCGATTGAATTGTTGTTGAAAAACTGCCGCCGCTATCTAAATTAACGTCACCACTAATCGTAAGTTGATCACTGGTTTTGTTCCAGGTTAATGCCGTATCTCCTGCTAACGTACCGCCATCATTAAACTGCACCTGGGTATCTGAACCAGCTGCTGTATTAGTATCAACAATATCGAAGTTCCCTGTAAAGGGATTAAATACATATGGCATGGCTCAACTCTTTGTCACACTAGTAAGATTACTGCCACTATACGTTAATGCCAAGTTGGCAACCGTGCTACCACCTGCTCCGCCATCTTTATATACAACGCCCC